ATAACTTTCGTAGATTAGCTGATTGCTTGAACAAGGAGAGGCGTTCAGCCTTCTCCTCCTCGTCAGCACATCCCTTAGTCCATACTGTTTTCATCTACACATCCTCCTCTATACCAGCAGCTTGCTCTTCTTCGAGTATCTGTTGAGCGTTCATGGAGGCTCTCTGAGTTTCCATCTGCTCTTCGATAGCTACGTTAGGTGCGAATAGCTGGAACCTACTAAGACCTAGTACATCCTCAATCAAACGTGTGGCTGCTATGCCTGACGTATGAGGAGCTACAAGGTTAGCTAGTCCACTGTTCATGATACCTGTTAGGTTCTGTAACAACTGTGCTTGTACAGCGAAGTGTCTAGCACCTACGGGTCGTATGATACCAGAGCCTGCTATGTCTTCACGTGTTATCTGTATGAACTCCGTAACACCTAGGTCATCATCAAGGGTTCGTATAACATCTGCACCATCGAGATGCCTACGTCCTTGCTCTAACATATCGTTAAGGTTAGGTTCAATCAGTTCTGTTTCAAAGGTTATTATCTTCTCTTGAAAGATTCTACCTGCAGCGTTCTGTAAGCTCTGAACTTCAAAGGCTGTCTTCTCACCTGGAGTACGTACACCCATTGCTTCTCTCGGAGCACCAGCATACAGTTCCATCTTAGCTTCTAGCTTATCGATTTCAGTAGAGGCAGAGATGACTCCGTTAAGATTCGTAGCAAGTTCTACTACGTCACCGTTCTCATCTATCTGTATCTCTACACCTGGACCCCATACAAACTCTTCAACCTCTCCTATTACTTTCAAAGGAGGATGAACCTTCAAGTCCATAGCGTCTGCCTTGAGGTTCTCTAGATGGTCTATTCGATATTGCATACCTACTAGATTATCTAGTGGTCCCATTGCCCATAGGTTATCAGGTCTCCCTCTCCAACCTACGTGACGTATAGGAGCTGAGCCCATCCAACTAGGGATAGCTACGTTCCTAACTATCTGTCGTCTGTCCATGACAGTGAGTATACGGTGAGTCTCTAGCTTACCTGTCTCAGGGTTATGGAAGTCTCCATAGAATTCTAAGAACTCAATGAACCCTGACTGGTAGTACTCTTGTAGGTTACCGAAGCCGTCTACTGAGTAAGCATCTGCCTTCTCAAAGTCTTCCTTAGTGTACCCACCTATACGAGAAGAGATAGCATCCCTAGAATCAAGGGCTGCCGCTAGCTCTACATACTCAGGGCTTGTCTCTGCTAAGAGTCTAACCTCACCCTCTGATTTGATTGAGCGTATGATTTTCCATGAGTCATTGAATGAGCTTGCTAGTGGATTGAATATAATATCCCTTGGTGATATACGTAATGCCTTAGGACCAACGAACCCTGCGATTATAGTTCCGTCTTCCATCTCCTTGTGTTCACTGAAGAAGTCACAAGTGACGAATGCATTACCGTAATCAATGTAGTCATATACTAGGCTGGATATAACTTTCCTGTATCCACCCTCACGAGTCTTGTTAGACATGTAGGCTTGTATAATCTTAGCCTTCTCTTGCGACCCACTGTCTGCGCTATACGCTTCCCAACGTAGCCAGTCATCATTAGGGAACAATGCAGACAGATAGTTACTGTGCAAGTTGTCTCTAATCTGACATAGCTTAGGGAGTGTTGTGGTGTTCTTCCAAGGTAGGTCATTGTTGGATGTAGTGGTAGTGTCTGTTGCGAATATGTAGTTACGCAACTCACCCCACTCCTCCATCTTACCTGTCCTCTGCTGGTCGTACTTCTCCCACAGTTGTACTATCTGTGCTGCCTTATCTTCTCTTCTAATGAATTCGAGAAGCTCAAGTACCTTTGCACCGCTTGACGTTAAAGCCATTGTATCTCCTTACTCTTAAAAGGTTCCACCGAAGCGTCCTCTCTTAGTAGTTATTATCTGTTGTAGTCCTGCAGGCTTTCTTCTACCCATAGGCTTGATAGCAATTGTAACTGCACTTGCTAAGGCATCCTTCACATCATCGTGGGGAGGTCTCTGCAATATAAGTTCTTCTTCCAAGACAGGAGTGTATCCTCCTTGGAAATGCCAAACTGTTCTGTTCTCATACCTGTGCTCTAATGCTGCTGCGATACGTTCTTCTTTAGAACCCTCGCTTCTTGATGGTCGATAGTCTTCTATCTTTAAGTACAGTCCTTCCTTACGAACGTAGTCCTTAATGTCATTAACGATTACTTGCTGAGCTACTGATACCTCTGCTCGTAGCTTCTTGAACTCCCATTTAGAATGTAGTTCAGCTATCTTCTTGAAATATTCTATAGTTCTATCTGTTTTAAATCTAGCAATATCTAATACATAGATGTCACCTTCAGAGTTAATACCTATCACAACTATAGATGTAAAGTCAGCACGCTTACCTAGACTGAATGCAAAGTCAACCGATGCATACAGGTTAAGCTTCTGGTCTTTGAACCTCCAGTTGTTACCATCATATATTAAGTATTTGTAATCGTAGTACTGGAAGCAATCTCTTGTTATCCTCTCACTGCCTGCGGCATTGGGGTTGTTATAATACTGTGCGAAGTACTGAGTGATGTCATCATACTCAGCCCGTATCCTAGCTAGTACATTCCTATCGAATCCAAATGCTTTACCATCAGCCCTTATAACTCTAGGCCATAGGTATACGTCATTGATTTCAACAACTCTTTCCATTACATCCCAAGTGGGAGTAGTGTTTAAGAAGTTACCGTCTGTATCGTACACCTCCGTACGTTGAGCCTTCCAAGTATCATACACATCAGATGGATGGTAACGAGTACCACACGCAAGCGTGAAGCCTCCTGGGTTACGTATAGATGTGAACTGACTAGCCTTCTTACTCACCCCCTTTCTACCATCATCGGTGTATGCATTCTCTGGAACAACGATGTCGTCTGGTACAATAATGTCTGCGTGCCAGCCAGTGGTGTTAGTAGTTAGACCTGCAGTGGCGATGGTGGGGTCTCTTACAACCTCCTTCTTCCTGACTACATGGTCTATAATAATCTTACGTTCAGTCCACTTACCACGCTTCCCCTCCATAGGGTGAATGTATTCAGGGAAGTATCTTCTGAATGAATCACTTAGGAGGATAGCCTTGATAGCATACAACTGAGTCTCTGCCAGCTCGGCTGTGGCCGATAGATATAGAATGGATACCTCAGGGTGCCTAGCGATGAACCATGCCGTAGCGGTAGCTACAATGTGGCTCTTCAAATGGGCACGAGGAAACATAAGGAGCTTGTTTAGACCAGACTCTTCATCATATAACTTATAGTCTTGTATCCAATCGAAGGCTTCCTTATGTACATTACCATACATATACATGGGGTTAACTAGCTTAGCGAAAGTGTGTAGGTTACTTAATGCAGCATACCTAACTTCCTTAGCCGTGTCTGGCATACGTCTTAGCTGGAAGAGGGATGTCTTATAGAACTCATGCATGACAGGGTCGCTAGACGTTGTCGATTCCAACAGCTTAATCGTGGCCTTGAGTTGCTTATCCCAATTCTGCATTAGATTGCCTTAAGCCTAAGGAGGTCACTCTCGTACTGGTCAGAGATTTGTTTCTGTATCTGCTTCTCAGCATCTCTGTCAGACTTGCTAGCACGTATAGTTTTATTCTCAGACCATCCTTTATTAGATAACCAACGGGCTGCCATAGGGCTAGTAGAGACCTTGTTAACCATCTCCTTGTACCCTATGGTACGTAGCTTAAGTTCAAGCTCCTTGCGCCATCTGTTGATTAGTCCAGTGTAGAGTTTGTTATCACATATCCTCTCCCACTGGTCCCAACCTGCTAAATACTTATTAGCAAACTCATACTCTATTGGGTCTTCCATCTCTAGATACAGACGCTTGAGTGAAGGGAACAACTTCCCCTTGTAAACATAGTCGTCATTCTTCAGAGTATAAATTGCTGTATTAATATCGTAAGCCTGTTCTAGGAATAGGCTCTGTGTTAGATACCTACCCATGCTGTCTTTAAACTTAGACTTTTGTGTGTTGTTCTTCATATCATATCCTTGCGCTGTTTATTTTCTAGTGT